CAACACTCTGGTCTCACGTATGAGCAGTGCCTGGCAAAAAGGTCGAAGCTTAATGAAAATCCGGCGGAAGCACGGCGCACCACATTCCCCGGCTGGCCTGAGCGTCAACGTTGGCGTGCAGTGCGGCCCGTGCTTGGCGCACAGGACCCCAGGCTTCCTGAACAATGGGGTCCTTGATGTCCTCGGTTAATTCTCCGGGTATTTCTTCAATCATCCAAACGACACCGAGGTGGTTAACGGTGGATTCATTCTCGGTGAAGCTGAGAGGAGGGGCATTGCCCGCGGATAATAACGGCTCGCGCCATTCACGATAGGCTGTGCTCCACCAATTAACGACTTTGATCAAGGGTTCATCGCCGGCGAGTTTGCGATCGAGTTCGGCAGCGAACGGTGTGCCTTTACGTGAGGTAGACGAGGTAGACGCGCGTAGATCAGTGTGTATTTCAGCCATTTGGATATCTCCTTTGCTGTTGGCTGGTGGATAAACTGTGAATGGTTTATGCGACGGCAGCGCGCAGCGCGGTGCGGGCCTGTCTCAGATCGTCCCAGGCATGCGGCATCTCGGGGAGCACATCGGGTCCCTTAATAGCTTCAGTTATCTCTTCATCACTTCCCGTCGAAGAAGATGCCGTCAGAGAAGGTGACCAACCTATGTCGAGGGTAAGCACCGTGGTTTCGTTGTCTGTCAGGTCTAAGAGGCTGGGACCGCCCTCGCCAGGGCCTGGCTGCGTCTTGCGCCATGCGAAATATCCGGCACACCACCACGCAATGACGTTGGCCAGCGGCTCGCTGCCAGCAAGCTTGCGATCGAGCTCAGCCGCGAGCGGACTGACGGGACGTGAGGTAAGCGAAGTAGAGGTACGCAGATTATCAGCCATGGAAATCTCCTTTGTGGCTGGGTTGATGAACGATGATTTTATGTGACGACGACTTCAGTCTGCGGGGGCTCGATCTGCGAGGGCTCGATCTGCGAGGGCTCGATCTGCGAAGATGGGAGCGTGACCTCGCTCGTGATTGGGGTTGTGACCTCGCTCGTGACCTCGCTCGTGATTGGGGTTGTGACCTCGCTCGTGATCTCGCTCGTAATCGGGAGTGTGATCTTGCGGCTGCGATACTTGCCGTCGATTTCGACGAGCGTGCCGTCGGTTCGCTGCACCCGGCGGCGGTTGATGCGCCACCACTGGCCATCGCGGCCGACCTGTATTTCAATCACCTTGCCCAGTTCGGAGCGGCGTAAAATCGCTTCCGGGACGCTTAACGGGGCCGGCGCGGAGCCACCCATGGCGTTCCACCACTTGTGCGCGAACGATCTCGCGTAGTTGTTGGCGCTCTCGAAGCTGATATATTCGCTATAGGGCGAGAAGCCGGCCGTGTGGTCTACACGCAATGTCGGCGGCTTTGTTGAAGAAGGTGCATTGGGATCGGAACGTTTCTGATGCAGCCGATACTCGGAATCGCAAACCGGAATCCATGTATTAAGTGCTTCGGTAGATAGAATCGGCACTTCGTCGGCAGTGGCACTATGATTTGCGTGACGCGCAGTACGGGATGCATATACTCGCGGCTCGCTCACCTCGCTCACAAATACATGCCCGCAGCAGACGCAAACACGCGCCGATTTGGAATTCTCTTCCTGACATTTCGGGCATGTGATGGTCGCTACGATACCGGCTGTGGCGAAAATCTGACGAAGAGGATTGTTACTGATCTCAGGATCATCGACCGGACCATGCCTGCGAACGTTGCCGGCGAAATCTAATACCAGCGCATCAGTTTTTCCTGGAGCCAGCCGGGAAGAACGACCTACTTGTTGTATGTAGAGTCCAGGACTCAACGTTGGCCGCAGCAGCGCAAGCAGATCCACTTGTGGAATATCGAAGCCGACCGAGAAAATATTGACTCCGGTTAGACAGCGGATCGAGCCTTCGCGAAATGCACTGAAGATCGCGCGCCGCTCATCGGCTGGTGTTTCCGAAGTTACAGTCTCACAAGTGATATTGTGCCTACGAACGGCATCACGTACCGCATAGGCATGGTCGATACCGACGCAGAAGCAGATCCAGCAGCGGCGATAACTCTGAACGTTGTTGCCATGCTCGACGATCTCGTTGACCGCACCCTCGACAATCTCGGCAACATTGGTGGCGCGTTCCAATTCGTTTTGGATGAACTCACCGCCACGGCGGCCGACCCCGCGCACATCGATCCGTGTGGACGTAGCCTTCGAGCGCAACGGCGAGAGATAACCTTCTTCAATGCCCTGAGCGATCCCGTACGAATAAACGATTTTCTCGAACAGCGCGCCTTCGCCTTTATGCAAATAACCGCTATCGAGCCGGAAGCAGGTCGCGCTTGCCCCAACAAGATGCAGATTAGAATTGTGGGAACGAAGCGTGTCGAGAAGACTGAGGTACTGTCCATCGCCCGACCTCGGGGTCATTTGCACCTCGTCGATCATTACTAGATCTCGCCGGCCGAGCTTTTCCGCGTCACGTGCCAATGACTGTATGGTCCCGATAATAATCGGCGCATCGTGATCGCGCCGGCCCAGCCCTTCACAACAAATCCCATACGGCGCCTCCGGCCACACTGCGAGCAACGCCTTGACATCCTGCTCGACGAGTTCCTGCACATGCACGGCAATGAGCGAGCGAAACCCAGGATTAGCGATATGCTGGCGATGGGTCGTTTCACCAATGACCAACGATTTGCCGGTTGCGGTGGCCATCTCGATGAGCGCAGGACCTCCACCGGCCTGCCAATGGGCTTCCAACGCCCCGATCGCGGCCGACTGATAAAGACGCAATTTTATGCTACTCAACATGACTCACCTGTACTCGTTACTCGTTAGGCTGGGACTCTCGGCTGGTTGACAGCAGCGCGACGGAGGATCACGCTGCTGCCGGATGCTGCGATCAGGCTGACACCTGTGCCTGCAATTCCGCGCGATGCTCTCCCAGGCAATTCCAGAAATATTGCGTTATGTCAGGATTGTCCTCGGAACCGTCCACGCAGTAGACAGTCCACTCAAGCTGCGAGATCGGACCAACGCCTGCGGCTCCTTCGAGCGTGGGCCTCCACTCTCGATATTTGTTAAACCACCAAGCGACGATGGAACCGAGCGGCTCGTCGCTCTTGAGCCGAGCAGTGAGTTCGGCAGCATAGGGGCTGCCTCGATGAGAGGTACAAGACGTAGAAGATGTGGACGTGAACAGATCAGTCTGTAATTGACCCTGTAATTTAGCCATTGGATTCCTCCTTGCTGGCCAGGTTGGTTTGCGGGCTGGCAGCAGCAGTGCGACAGAGAGAAAGAAAAAGAGAGAGAGAGAGAGATCGCACTGCTGTCGGATTTGTTCGTGTGTTTACGATTGATCGCGCCATGGCGGTGTACCGCCATCAGGCGCAGCTTGAGCAGCAGTCTCCTGAGGTGAGGCCTGAGGTGATGCTTGAGGCGATGCTTGAGGCGATGCTTGAGGCGATGCTTGAGGTGATGCACCTCCGTTCGGTGTACCTCCGTTCGGTGATGACGAAGTCTGAGAAGAAGTTTGTGGAGCAGCTTGCGATGAAGCAGCAGCTTGTGCGGCAGCAGCTTGTGCGGCAGCAGCTTGCGATAGCGAAGCAGCAGCTTGTGGAGCAGCAGAGTGTGCGGTCTTTGCCTGCAAAGTTTTTTCCTCGCATTCCTTATTGTAAGCGCAGACTGCGCAGAAGGGCGTGAGCTTTTCAGGCTTATTTCCAAAGCGCGGGTCGGGATATCTTGCTGCTATGCTAGGATCTTCCTTGGCCCTCGCGGCGAGATTGCAATGGATCTCGCCTTCATTAGTACCTCCTCCATTAACGCCCTGACTGGATGAGGCGGGCTTGGACTCTCGGGTCTCGGACTCTCTGGTAAAGCGTACGTTTCCGACTGACGCCGCCGTTGGTGACGCCGTTGAGGCATGCAGTTGCGACTTTGACGCCGTGTGCGATGGCGCCGCGTGAGATGGCGACCATCCAGGAGATGCTGCAGATGCCGGAGACTTTGGTGCCGCAGCTGGTGCCGGAGACTTTGGTGCCGGAGACTTTGGTGCCGGTCTGGCTTTTGATGCTGGAGGTTCATAGTCCGCCGGCCATACCCGGGTCACAACGTTTTTGTCGTCGTATACTCCGTTCTTGTCTCGTTCGATCCCGACCCTGATTTTACATGGGACGTACATGAGAGGCTCGGGAGTGCTCATAGGTGGAGTGACGCCGCAGGCCGATGATGCGTCCTTAAGCTGGCGACAGCCGATTTCTTGTGCCTTGGGGTTGGGGTGCACGAACGTGATATTGTGGAAGACTTTGCGATTTTCGTAATCGCCTCCCGCGATCTGCCAAGTCAACGCGAGGCGCTTGCCGTTGCCCGACTGCGTCACCACGATTTCAGCTTCGACGATCTGCGCCAAATAAACTGCAACCGGCAGCAGCTCGAAAACGCTTCCTTCGTGCTGCGATGGATCAAAGAAGGGTTCATCAGATGAGTCTGTCACTGGATTGTTCCTCCTGATTGACAGGTTTAAGTTTAGAGATAGTTTAGGCTCGGCTCGTTTATTTATCCTCCTGTTGCTGATGTTTCAGTTAATTCGATACGAACATCGCGATCGGCATCACGATCGGCGCCATCACCAGCAGCGGCGCTGCCACCGTTAGGTTGCTGGTTCGCGCTATGCTGGCTCGCGCTGGGAGGGAAGTAAGGCGCCAGCTGCTTGGCAAAATCGAAATCCTTCGCGACCGGCATTTTCGCCGGTAAGTTGTACCTATTCTTGGCGGTAAATGCCGGCCGGCCTTCCCAATGCAAGTATCTCGCCGAGCCGCCGTCAGCACGAGTACGCTTACGAAAGCCTTGGTCCTCGGTATGAATCACTAATTCGGTACTCAGGAATCCGATTGCGTCGCACCAATCCTGAACAAGACCCCGGCCGCGCTTGTGCAGGCGGAGTTGATAGGACGTGTAGCTCTGCGCTCTCGGATCGTTCACCGTCTCGACCGAACTGTGCGCGAGCAGCACTACCATCATCCTGCGAATGCGGCGCAACCAATCGAGACCAGCGAGCAGATCGAGCCACTGCTTGTCGCATTCGACGTAGCCCTTGCCGAAGCTGGGGCTTTCGATCGACCGCCAATTGTGGATAGCGCATGTCGCATCCCAGATCAGGGATTCGAGCACATCGAGACTGTCGATCACTATGGTCTGATATTCGTGGTGCTCGTTACCGAGCGCGGCGATCGCCGAGATAATGTCGTCATATTTCGCGAGCAGGCCGAAGGTTGCGATCTGAAGACCGGCCGGAGCTCCATCCTCAGTTTGCAAGAAGATCAGGCCGGGGAATTTTTCGGCGAGCGTGGTTTTGCCGCTTCCCTCCCTCCCGTGGATGATGACCCGCGGCGGCAGGACCGCAGTCGTGGTTCTAACGTTTGCAATCGTAATCATCAAAAAGTTCCTCCTGATGATTGGTGAGGTTGGTGGCGAGGTGGAGCGGGAACTTTCATCCCCGCTCCGGCGGGAACACAGGCGACTGAAGAAGAGGGGGAAAACTTCGCCACCCGTGCCCGCTTTGGAACACAGCAGGACTGAAACTGATTGCTGCGTGTAAGGGCCGGCCTGAAGGCTGACATGGGAGCCGACATGAGAACCGGCGTGGAGGCCGATGGCTCGCAGGCCGGCGCCGCATTGATTGCGGGCAAGAAGCTCGCGGTAAGGAGCTTGCGGTAAAGAGAAGGCGCCGGCGCGCTGATTAGGGCTGGTACAAGAGTTCGGTATAAGAGCCGGCGAGAAGGCCGGCGTAAGGGCCAAGGTAAGAGCCGGGATCAAGACCAGGCCCAGCCCGAGTGCCAGACCAAGGGCCAGCACGGTAGTTATCGTGGCGACGAGGCCCCGAAGTCGATCGACCGGCCAGACCCAGCCCGAGAGCCAGGCCCAGGGCCAGACAAAGTCCTGCACAAAGCCTTGCCCGGCGCGCGCAGATGTCGTACTAGGCGCGCGTTGGCGCCTTGTTAATCGCTCAGCCATGAGGCGTCGGCCGCGCTAAGGACGCGGCTTCTCAATCCATTTCAGCGAAGGGGCGGACCGGCCTCTCCCTAGGGGCCGGTCCCACCCCGACAGCTCGTGAATTTTCGATATTATTAAATTCCCACCATGCTCAGCCCCGGCAGGACATCGGGGTCGGTCCGCAAAAGATCAGTCGTTTCGATCAGCGCTCCTTGTACGGGGAGCGACCACCGCGCAGGGCATGCGCGGCCTTAAGCAGCGGGCTTGTTGGCGTTGTCGCCGATCGAGAGCGCGTCGCGCATCCTGATGCCGACCCGGCCGGGCGACAACTGGCGAATGAAGTGGCGGTAGTGGCGTTTGAGCGTGTCCTTACTCACGCCGATCAATGCCGCGGCCTCGGCAAGGTCGAGCATCTGATCAGGACCGAACGCGGATGCCGGCGAGGCCTTGGCACGCAGAGCGGCCCGTTGCGCAGCATGGCGAGCGGCGGTTTTTCTAGCAGTCGCGGTTCGCAGGGCGCCCATTGTTGGATTCCGGGTTGATTCCAGGCTGATTCCGGGTTGATCCCGATACCGGTGAAACGGCGCGCACGCCAGCGCGACGAATGGCGAGGCTACGCCAAGAGAAGGCCCAACCGCCACTCAAAAAGAAATTACCGGGGCCAGAATCCCTGATCAGGGCGTTTCGCCGGAACTGTCGAAAATGTGCTTGTGTCTGCCAGGGTAGCGGCACCACAAGATATAGGGAAACCACATTGCGCTCGTGGCCTTTCATAGGTTCTGAGAGCGTCCGGCGCCCGGGAAGTGACGACACGCCGGTCGGCTGCCGTTCCTTGAAATCTGATGATTTCTCGTCATCAGGCGCCAGCCGAACAGTTTTGCTGGCGACTTCGCGGGCGGAGTCGCACCGTCCGGCATGCGGCTAAGCTTGGTTCCGGATAACTTGTCCATCATCCGGCTCCAAACGATCTGTCTGCGGCCGGACCTTGATTCTGCCTTGCGGCAGTAGATCGAGGCCTCGCCGCCGATGATCGGCCTTTGGCTCTAGTAGCTCCGGCCGGCCGCACGCGCCCTGCAAGGGCCGCTTTCTTGCTTCGCGCGATCCCAGCCCACGAGACCCACACATGCCTACGAGCGTTCCTTACAGGACGATCGAGGGTGACGCGGGTGCCGTCACCGAGCGTGATGCTCGGATGAGCAGGGATGCGTTCCGACAAGCCCATGCCGCGCCTGGCGATTGCCAGGGCGGCCGAGAGATGCACCGAAGCGCCGTAGCGCCTGGCAAACTTGGCGTCGCCAATCAGCGACGTATAAGCGGGATTGACCTCGATCACACGGACGCCAAGACGCAGCGCACGGGCACGGATCATCGCACCGATCTGGGCATAAGCGAGCCCAGACAACATGCGCGCGCGACGTGGTGACAAGCACGTCTCCAACTCTGCTTTCTTGCGCTTAAAATCCAACTTTTCGAGCACCAGCGGCATGCGGCGGGAGAGCGCCATATCAACGATCTGCTTTGCGGCGTCGCCGTAGATCGCCTTGCGCTGCTCGGTGGTCTTGCCGATGATCGTGGTCTGGATGCGCCGGAACGCGATCGGATTGCCATGAGCGTCGGCAACCGTAACAGCGAGATGATCCGCGTTCACGTCGACACCGAGCGCGCCATGGGTGGTGTTGGAAACCTTCTGCACATGCGTCTCATGGACCGTGATGAAGGCGCGCCAGCCTTTGGCATCGCGAACAAAGCGCCAAGTGACTGGTGTTTGCTTCGTACCAGTGAACGCCCCAGTGAGTGCCGCTGTGACCGCTTCCTTGCCGTAGGTGAAGCGCAATCCCCGCAATTCGACGTACTTACCGTAGTCGCCCGCCAGCACATCAGGCACGCGCAGCTTCACGGTGATTGAGCCGTCAGCCTCGATCCGCCCTTGAGCATTGAGATTGCCGGCCGTTTCGCACGCGGTGCCAACGATGAGGATGTGACTGGAACGCTCGGCCTGCCAATCGGCGCGCCATGCTGCATGGTCTGCATAACCGTTGAGCGTAAGATGATGCTGGGCGTTAAACAGTCGCCGCGATCCGTAACAGATGCCAGGTACTGGAGCCGCGATACGGGCGCGCAGTCGAGCGATGCGGTGGACCAGAATGGCGCGGCGCCGTTTGCGCTGATGAATCGCTCCGTACTTTTCAGTGTCGCCTCCCGGACCCTTCGCCGGCGCTCGACGCCATGGGTGAACTGTTCGGCACGCTGGAACGCCGCCTCTACGCTGCCATCGCGGCCGGCACCACCGACATGAAGGGGCTCCAGCGGCAGTTTATCGCCGATGAAGGCATCACCGCACGCCACTTCAACTCTATGCGCATCAGCGTCGAGGCGACTATCAAGGGCGCCCGCGAGGCAATGAAGGCGCAAATTGTCGAAACCGAAGCGCGCATCAAGGCGATCGATCGCAAGCTCAAGAAGCTCGCCAAGCTTGCCAAAGTGCTCACCGAGAAGCCTCCCACCACCCGACTTCGCAATGAGAGTCGACACCGCGGCCCTGACCGAGATGCGGCAGGATGTGTCGCTCGGCCATTCTGGTGTCTTCGCGTTGCGACTTCGGCGCCTTGCGCGGCAAGTGCTCGGCTCTGTAACGCGCTCCCAGAGGTCTTGCATCGTCGGGGCATCGCGTAGTTCGCGCCGCACCGTTGCCGGGTCCTCGCCGCGATCAACCCTTTGCCGGATTGCCTTGGCCTCGGCGCGCGCCGCCGTGACGCTCCAGTCTGGCCAACTTCCAATGCGGTATCGACGCTCGCCTCCGCGAAGCCAGTACGACAGGTAGAAGGTCCGGGCTCCCTTGGGATGCACCTTGGTCGGCGCGAAGATGCGGAGGAGGAACCCCGTCAGTTCGCTATCCCATTCCCAGCGCGCGCCCTTCGCCGGCGGCTTGAGACCCTTGACGAATGTCTCGGTAAATCGTGATCTAGACATTGCTGCCCTCGCCGTACGTCTCGCGCCAAGGTCCTTCAAGACTCAACCAGGATTCGTTCGGGCCGTGACGTTTTATCAGGACTGTTTTGCTGAATTCGGCGCAGCTTCTGCGCTCGACGTGGCCGCGCTCTCGTCGCGTCCCGATCTCTGATCCACTGCGCTATCCTCTCTTGGTTTGGGGGTTGAAAACTGGCTGTAAGTGTTTGATGTTACATGTGACGCTATGTGTACCGAATTGAGAAAAAACCGCGCAAAATCAATGAGCTTTGAGGGACAATGGCTCCGACGCACCGTTGCGGGAAGCCCGCACCAGCTCCAGATCATGTATGGGCTGTCCGGCGAACGACAGCTGATCGAGTGGGAAGTGCCATGGCTGCCCGGCTACCAAGGTTCCGCGCCGGTCCGCGTCGGCAACGAGGCTTCCGCTCAACTTCAGCTCGACGTGTACGGCGAGCTTATCGACGCCATTTACCAGGGACGAACGCTCGGTCTTGCTCCCATTGGGTCAGGCTGGGACCTGCAACAAAATTTGGTCGAGCATCTGGAGCAGATTTGGGAGCAGCCAGACGAGGGGATTTGGGAAGTGAGAGGTGGTCGCCGCCACTTTAGGTCGCTCCTGTGGAGCGCCCCATCACCATGCGCCCGATCGACCGCCGCGAGCCGGTCGCGTGAGCCTGTGGAAGAGTCCGGGATTGCTAGTTCTTGG